GTAGTAAATTAGCTGTGATTGCTAATAAACTAACTCAGGCCTGCGTAGGAGTAAAAACCTTGGGGATTCCGATTTCTCATGCTCGTACAGCCTCTAATTCTGCCTCATCATCGCCTTTTCAGGGGATGAGTCACCAGACTATAAGCTGTGGGTCGCACAAAGAACCGGAGGAAAATCCTTCAGGAATTGAACTTAACGCACCATTGGTAGGGGGTGCCCTTCCTTCAGTCATTGAGACTGAAGATATAATTAGACTACGTGAGTCCTTAAACGTATTGATTGAATACCTTGAACTTTATGGCTTTAATCGAGCTGGTTTTAAAACCTATAGCACTTTAAGTCACTGGCAGATATGCTCAGTGAAGTGCGGCTGGATGAAGTTTTTGAAGTACAAGTTCGCAGCATTCTTTTCCGACTACTTAAAAGATGAGTTGCCATCGGCCCCTTTCGAGGCTCATGACATACCCAGACATCTTGTAGGAGGAAGGGCAGGTCGTTTTATTTCGAATATGATGAAAGGTCCAGACGCGGATGAATTTGCGACTGGCTTGTTGTATTTGAAGAAAGGTCTGCCTCGCCCAAGCGAAGAGGCTGGTAAGATAGCTAAGTTGGAAACTTATGCTGTATTAACTGAGAAACACGAAATTCCCCAGAGTGCGATTTTGTCACAGACCTTCCGTGATGAGAATGAATTATGGGTGAATGGTCCTCTGAAGGTCATCGATTTAGATGAATTGAAACTTCAGGTGAGACGCACAGTATATGAGGTTTTGGGTGGTCATAAAATATCCTTGGATGACCTTCATAAGCCTTACGTTCCTTCCACTAGTGCCAATTACGTGACTACAAGATCACGTCTTGGTACTTTTGGGTTGTTACGTGAGAAGCTTCTAATTCGCGATAGCAAATTAGATCCCGATACTGTGTTGAAGAATGTGTTTTTTAGTGATCAAGTGAATGAGGAGATTGAGAGTGAGGATGTCGCGCATGTACAGCTCAGGCCTGATTTTGTTAAACAGATCAGGAAAAGTTATCAAGAGACTTATGAGTTCGTGCGCGAGGGTGCAAAGACAGAAAGTAAACGGACCTCATTGGTCGTTTTGGCGGAGGCTCTAAAATTTAGGGTCATATCTAAAGGGCCGCCTTTGACTTACTTTGCACTGAAGCCAATACAGAAGTTCGTCCATTCCATCATGCGAAAACACCCTGCCTTTTCTTTGATTGGGGGTCCTGTGACGGAGGAATATATTCATGAGAGAATGCACGCTCATGAAGGAAATTTCCTCTCATTGGATTACAAGGCCGCGACAGATAATATTAATCCGGTTTTGTCAGATGAGTGTGTTGATGCGATATGTGATGTTCTTGGTGTTGAAGATGACCTCAGAAGGTTGTATCATTCGGCTATGACGGGTCATGAGATTCGTAACCCCATTTCTTTCAAAGAATGGAAACGAACTCATGGTTCTGAGCCGTATGTTGCATACAAAAAACAAGTCTGGGGGCAGTTGATGGGATCTGTTGTTTCGTTTCCTATTTTGTGTTTGATTAACGCTGCCATTACACGTTATGCGTACGAACTGGGCGAGAGATCATCGAAAGGTGTGTCTCTTGCTGACGGTCCGTTCTCCTTTAATGGAGATGATGGCCTCGTGCGGTGTGGATTAAATACAAAGTTTGTG